ATATTTATCTTATTTAATACAACTACATTACTTTCTGCTTGAACATTACTCATGTTGTTCTCGAGAACAACATGAGTAATGTTCAAGCAGAAAGTAATGTAGTTGTATTAAATAAGATAAATATTAAAAAAGCACCAGTAATACTACTTGGTGATTCCCCAATTATATCGCATAAGTGGGCAGCGAAAGCAGTGAAACAAATACGTGATAAACAAATGGGTAAAAATACCCAACAACGTGGAAAGAAAAGTCCAGAACAAGATTATGAAGACTCTCTGTATAAATGTAGCGATGAGCCTATAGAATACCCTACAGAATACGGGTTCCCCGCATCTGGATTTAAAGCATGTGCTTGTCGTGGGGCTAAAGAAGTTGCTGGTCTTGATATGACTAAAGCACGTACTAGTTTCCACATACCAGGAGAGTTAGCTCCTATTTATGGATCTCCAATAATGCGTGAGGATATGGTAAAAGTTGGGCAAACGATAGATATCCGATATCGTGGTGAATTTAAAGAGTGGGCTACTAAGTTTATTGTACGTTTTAACGCTAGCATTATTACTTATGATCAGATTGTAAACATATTTGAGTATGGTGGTTTTGGTTGCGGAGTTGGTGAATGGAGGCCAGCTAAAGGTGGACATTTCGGTATGTTTCATGTTGGTACTGAAGAAGAGTTTGCTTACTATGCTGATAAGTACGGGAGAAAAGAATAATGATTTACAAATTTAAAAATAGTACAAAACCAACAGAAGAATCCCAGCAAGTAGGTGAGTGCCTTTTACAGATAAAGAACAACCAGGAAACTTTGCAGCCCTGTGAAATTGTTGTACAGGCAAAAGAAAAAGACTCGGTACTACATAAATACTTCCAGTGGGACGATACTTTAGCAGCGGAGCAGCATCGACTTAACCAAGCAAGGCACTTAATTACTTCTGTAGAAATAGTTAGAGAAGTTGGGGATAATCGCTCTATTACTATCCCTGCATACACACACTTACGTATAGACAAATATGGGTACAGAGACACAGAAGAAGTATACTCAGTACAGGATCTACGTAGTTCTTTAATAGCTCAGTTAAAGGTAGATTGGAAAACTTTGAAAAAGAAACACGATTCTGCACTACAAGAAATAGATTCTTTTGAGGCGTTCAATTTGGAGATTATAGAATTATGAATCTCATAACAGTTGATTTCGAAACATATTATGATAAAGAGTACAGCCTGAAGAAGCTAACGACTGAGGAATATATTCGAAGTCAGTTATTTCAGACCATTGGCGTTGCTGTTAAAGTTAACAATGGAAAAACTGAATGGGCTAGTGGGACACATGAACAGCTCAAAGAAGATTTGCATACTTACGATTGGGAGAACAGCATATTACTCGCCCATAATTGTGCCTTTGATGGGGCTATTGTTAGTTGGCTCTTTGACATTCACCCTCGTGTGTATGCGGATACTTGGTGTATTGCCCGTGCCCTACATGGAATAGGGGTTAGTGGTAGTCTCGCTAAGCTCGCCAAAAGGTACAATATTGGCGTTAAGGGAGATGAAGTCGTGAACGCCCTCGGAAAGCACAGAGAAGACTTCACAAAAGCGGAACTAGCTAAGTACGGGGACTACTGCATCAATGACGTGGAACTATGTTTCGGTTTGTTCAAGATCATGGGGACAAATTTCCCCCCCAGCGAGATGAAGGTTATAGACACAACGCTAAAGATGTTTATAGAGCCTAAACTGGAACTCAACGTAACTTTACTGGATGACCATCTAGTGCAGGTAAAACAAGACAAAGCAAAATTATTAGAAAGCGTGGGAGCTACCAAAAAGCAGCTTATGAGCAACCCTAAGTTCGCTAACATACTAAAAGATTTTGGGGTGTCCCCTCCGATGAAAACTAGCCCCACCACAAATAAAGAAACCTACGCGTTTGCTAAAACAGATGAGGACTTCTTAGCACTGCAGGAACATCCCGACATACGTGTACAGGCTCTTATGGCAGCTAGGATGGGCAGCAAAAGCACCTTAGAGGAAACACGCACAGAACGACTTCTGGGCATTGCTGCGCGGGGTAACTTTCCCGTCCCCATAAAATACTACGCTGCGCACACTGGCCGGTTCGGCGGATGGGACAACGTAAATATTCAAAACTTCCCTAGCCGCAAAGGGAAATACGCTAAAGTGCTTAAGAAAGCTATCGTAGCTCCACCAAAACATATGCTCATAGACTGTGATTCCTCACAGATTGAAGCGCGGGTGCTGGCATGGTTCGCAGAGCAAGATGATTTGGTAGAAGCATTCCGTAATGATGATCCAGTGTACGAGCAGATGGCTGCTGAAATTTATGACAAAGCTGTTGAAGATGTAACTAAAGAAGAACGCTTTGTTGGGAAGACCAAAATTCTCGGATGCGGTTACGGTATGGGCGCAGTGAGGGATCAGGCGCAACTAAAAGTTGAAGGAATAGACATGGAGTTGGATGAGTGCCGCCGCGTAATAAATATCTACCGGAACAAAAATGATAAAATCAAAGCACTGTGGAAAGCTGCGCAAAGCATGCTTGCTGCGATGAACAATGACACAGATTACTCTCTAGGTCGGGAAGGAGTTGTGTCTATCTTACCAAAAGATAATGCTATACAACTACCAAACGGACTACTCATGAGGTACAGTAATTTGTCCCATGAAGCAGGGCAGTATGGGCCAGAGTTCTCTTACAGTACTCGTAAAGAGCAGGTCAAAATCTATGGGGGTAAAGTAGTGGAGAACCTCTGTCAAGCACTCGCAAGAATCATCATCACTGATCAGATGTTGCAGATAGCAAAAAAGTGCAAAGTAGTATTAATGGTGCATGACTCTATAGTTGTCTGTGTTCACGAAGTTGAAGTTGATCCTGCACGTAAATTCATTGAGAAGATCATGCGTACTTCACCAGCTTGGGCAGAAGGGCTACCGCTGAACTGTGAATCAGGCTGTGCAGATACTTATGGGGATTGTTGATGGTGGAAAAAAACAACGTAATTTCAATACACGAGGCTGACTTACCCGTAGAGGTGGAAAGTGAGTAGAGACGAATTCTACAGAGAACAGAACATACTCCCGTGGTCGTATTCAAAGATTCACGATTTTGAACAGTGCCCAAAGCAGTTCTACCATCTTAATATAGTAAAAGACTATGAGAAAGAATTTGCTGATGGGCCAATGAAATACGGCAACGAGTTCCATAAAGCTGCTGAAGAATACGTATCTATAGGTAAAGCTCTCCCCATAAAATTTCAGTACGCTGAAAGTATGATAGATGCACTAAAAGCAAAACGGGGCGAGGTTTTATGTGAGTTCAAGATGGGACTGACAAGAAATTTAGCTGCGTGTGATTTCTGGGACCAACATGTTTGGTGGCGCGGGGTAGCTGATTTAGTAGTAGTCAACGAAGATGCTAGACACGCTTATGCAGTAGATTACAAAACAGGCAAATCAAGTAAGTATGCTGATCTCGATCAACTTGCCTTGATGGCACTGGGCATATTTGCTCACTTTTCATTTGTCGAAGAGGTCAGAGCAGGGCTTCTATTTGTTAGGGCTAAGGATTTTATTAAGCACACCTACACAAAACCTGAACAGAGTGATATGTGGGATGGTTGGACGCGCCGTACAACTCGACTGAAGAAAGCTTGCGACACTAATGTATGGAATCCAAATTCTAGTGGATTGTGTAAAGCACATTGCCCAGTAACTGACTGCCCTCATAATGGGAGAAATTAATGAGTGAAGATAGGTCACTACACCTTACAATCATAAGGCAGAAGAGCCTTAAATTTATGGAGTAGACACCATGCCTTACGTAAACAAACCAAGACCCTATAAAAAAGAATACCAACAACAGAAAGCTAGAGGGGAGCACAAAAACCGAATGGAGCGGCAACGCGCTAGACGAGACTATGACAAACGAGGCATAGATCGTAAAGACAAAGATATAAGTCATAAAAAGGCGCTGAGCAAAGGCGGCTCTAACGCAGACGGCACATCACTGCAAAATCCTAGTAGGAATAGATCGAACAACACACACAAAAAGAGGAAGCAAAAATGAAGGATGAACTGATCCTGAATCTATTCTTGTTGGAGAAAAAGTAATGCCTTCAAGTACAGAGAAGCAACGTAAATTCATGGGTGCAGAACTAGCTAGAAAACGTAAAGGTAGGAAAACAAAAACCAGTATGTCTGAAAAACAGTTATATGATTTTGCTAAAAAGAAAAAGAAAAAGAAACGAAAGAAGAGTAAGAGTAGGAAGAAGTAAACGTGGTGAATAAATAATAGGGCAACGATAACCATAGATGAAAATAATTAGAGACAAAGCCTTGTTAATTACTCTGGAAGACCCAGTACCCGTACTAAACGCTATACCAAAAAGTAAACAAGTGGGCGATGAGACACTTGTTTACTGGGGCATAAATGAAGTACATAAGCTAAAGGAGTTTGGGGTAGACGTACCTTCCCCTATAGAGCGAAAGTATCCTTGGGCGCAATGTATGATAACTCCCTTTGAGCATCAAATTAAAACTGCTGCGTTCCTCACCCTTTACAAACGTGCTTTCTGTTTTAATGAACAGGGCACAGGAAAAACTGCCAGTGCAATATGGGCAAGTGACTACTTGATGAGTTTAGGAATTATTCATCGTGTATTAATCATCTGCCCCCTGTCTATTATGGACACTGCGTGGAGAGCGGAGATGTTTGATTGTGCTATGCATCGTACCGTAGACATAGCTTATGGGAGTGCAAAAAAACGGGCGGCTACTATAGCGGGCAACGCTGAATATGTGATAATAAATTACGACGGAGTTAAGGTAGTCCATGATGAAATTAAGAAGGGGGGGTTTGACTTAATTATTGCAGATGAAGCAACTCACTATAAGAATGCAAATACTGCCCGTTGGAAAAAACTCCACAAGCTAATTACTGACGATACTTGGGTGTGGATGATGACAGGTACCCCAGCAGCACAAAGTCCGTTAGACGCTTATGGACTAGCTAAAATCATTAACCCCACTGCCGTACCAAAATGGTTTGGTTCATTCCGTGATCTAGTAATGTTCAGAGTAAGTCAGTTTAGATGGCTACCAAAAGATAGCGCAACTACTACAGTTCACCGGGTGCTACAACCTGCTATTCGCTTCACAAAAGAGGAGTGCTTAGATTTACCCGATATAGTTTACCTAACTCGCGATGTTGAGTTAACCCCACAACAGAAAAAATATTACGCCGAACTGAAAAAGAAGATGGTGATAAAAGCAGCGGGGGAAGAAATCACGGCTATCAACGCAGCTAACATGATGAATAAACTACTGCAAATATCCTCTGGTGCAGTATATTCAGATGACAATGAGTCCATAGCATTTGACATCTCAAACAGGTACTCTGTTCTGAAAGAAGTCATTGACGAGTCCAGTCACAAAGTGCTTATATTCGTTGCTTACCGACATACAATACGAGTCGTCGCAGAGAAACTCAAAGCAGATAGCATCACAGGAGAAATAATACAGGGCAATGTCTCAGTAGCAGAACGTACCCGCATAATAAAAGCATTTCAGGAGAACCCAGACCCGAGAGTACTCATCCTTCAGCCTGCCGCTGCCGCTCACGGTGTAACACTCACAGCAGCAGATACAGTAGTATGGTGGAGTCCGATAAGTTCGCTAGAAATATATTTGCAGGCGAACGCTAGAGTCCACCGAGCGGGACAAGTAAATAAGTGCAGTGTAATCCATTTACAAGGATCTATCATAGAACGCCATGTTTATGGATTGCTGCGTAATAAAATAGACATCCATACAAAAATCATTAAGCTATATCAAGATTTGATAAAGTAGGGTAAACTACCCTAAACAGGAATACGAAACTGCCATAACAATGCGCGGTAAGTTGGAACACTAGCGAGGTTGCAGATGGCACGGATTAATATTTCTATACCAGATGGCTTAAAAGAGCAGATGGACTCGTTCGAGGAAGTAAACTGGTCGAGTGTGGCGCAAGCCGCTTTTGTAGTACGAATACAGGAAAACGAAATGAGTGATCTATCAGTCAATAAACTAACTGCGGTTTTTATCAAGATCAGAGATAAACGTGCTGAAGTAAAAGCTGCGCACAAGAAAATAGAAGAAGAACTTGAATCCCAAATGGATGTAATCAAACAAGTTCTTTTAAAGCACTGTAAAGATGAGAACGTAGAGAGTGTACGTACTACTGCAGGGTTATTTTACAGAACATTAAAAACTCGTTACTGGGCAAGTGACTGGGCAGCTATGTACAAGTTCATTGCTGAACACGAAATACCCGAATTCTTCGAAAAGCGTCTCAATCAATCTGTAGTAAAAACTTTCGTAGAAGAAAACCCCGATGTTGTACCTGATGGACTTAATGTTGATTCAGAGTACATACTCACCGTAAAGAAATAGGAGTTAACATGCCTGAGTCATTTGTGCCAATTGATGTAGTCGCAGAGCATTTCACTGTATCTACCTCAACTATACGTTCGTGGGTTAGATCAGGACGTATACCAAAAAATGCTTACATTAAAGTAGGCAACACGTATAGGTTTTCGCTGAATGCAGTTGTTGAAGAACTACTGCAAGTGAAGGAACCTGAAATACCCGAAGATCCACTTGAAGGTTTAATAAACGAATCTTCTAAACTCAATACCGACGATGATATGTAGGAGCAACACATGACTGAGAACAAAGACGTTGGATTATTTGCAGGGACCACCATAGTACAAAATCCCAAACTGCAAGAAAAACTACGTGAGATTAATGAAAATCTCATGAGCGGCGGTATAGCAATGCCAAGGATAAGTCTGCGCGGAGGTAAGTTTCGCCAGATGATAGCTGGGGAACAACAAGAGGTCACCAATAACAATGAGATGAACGTTATCATTGTCAGGGCAGCTAAAGTATCCCGAACATACTACAAAGGTGTCTATGACCCAGAGAAAGCAGTTCGCCCCACATGCTGGTCGAACGATACACAACAGCCAGCAGCAGTTATACCTGCAGAAAACAAACAGGCTGATCGCTGTATGGATTGCCCTATGAACGTGAAGGGGTCTGGACAAAACAACACAAAAGCTTGCCGATACAACCAACGCTTAGCTATTGTACCTGAAGATAATATGGAGCGAGTGTACCAACTCCAGTTGCCAGCTACGAGTATTTTTGGTGATGTCATAGCTAACAAAATGCCCATGCAGTCCTACGCTAAGTTCCTTGAAGCGCACGACAAAACTCCTATCATCGCGATTGTTACCCAGATGTACTTTGACAATAACGCCGATGTACCTAAGTTATTCTTCACCCCAGTGCGTCCCCTAAATGAAGAAGAACTGGAGAAAGCAATTAAGCTAAGTGAATCTCCTGAAGCAGAGCGAGCTGTTAGTATAACAGTGTCTCAAGCTGATGGTGTTATGCAGCCAGAAGAGGAGCCAAAAAAGGATGCTGGTAGCAATACTACTGGGAGTAATACTGATGCTAGTACTGTGGGGACAGAGTCTAACAATGAGAAAACTGCGGTGGATGATGGTGGAGATGGCACCGACCCTGACGAGCCACCGGAACCCGTTAAACTAGCCAGTAAGAAATCTGCTGAACCCGAACCTGAAGGGGATGTTGACGACGAACTCGTTGAGCTACTCGACAAGTGGACTAACTAAATACTACCCACTGCGGCTAAGGAAACTTAGCCGCAGTATCACTTCAGGTTGCAGTTGATGGGCGCTAAAAGTTTTTTAGACGCTGCGCTTAGTGACACTGGGTATTACTGCGTTTTTGCTAATAGGAAAAAGTCTAAGCCTGTACAGAAATTCTACAGTTCTACAGGAGAACTATTAGACGCTGCCATTAAGCTCGACGTAGATGGCTATGATACTTACTTCGCGTTAGCTACGTTTACTGAGGATTCCTCACGTAGAGTCGATAATGTGCATAAATTATGCGCTTTCTTTCTTGACTTAGATTGTGGCGAGAGTAAGGAATATCCAACACAAGCGCATGCCCTAAAGGACTTGCATCGGTTCTGTGAAACTACCTCTATACCAAAGCCTGTTATCATAAGCTCTGGACGTGGCATACACGTTTACTGGCTGCTAAAAACCCCCGTCACGCTCTCTGAGTGGCTCCCCGTAGCTTCCAAACTTAAACAAGTGTGTTCAGAGCACAATCTGCTTGCTGACTCTGTTGTGACAGCTGATGCAGCTAGAATCCTCCGTATACCCACAACCCACAACCACAAAGACAGCCCCCCAAAAGAAGTTCGCGTTTATGGCAAAAAACTAACCACTATTAAGTTTGAAGTGTTCAAGGAGCAAATAGACTCCATCCCCGTAAAAACAGCCCCCGCGCCAGTTGTCCCAGTTGTGGGTGACACATCGGGGATAAACAGCGCCCTGATGGATGCCTTAATAGGCAATCAAGAAAGCTCCTTCAAAGATATTCTCAGGAAGACTGCTAAAGGACATGGCTGTGACCAACTTAAAATTATCGTCAAAGACCAAAAAGAGATATCTGAGCCTCTTTGGCGAGCAGGGCTATCTATCGCTAAATTCTGCACAGAAAAAGAAGAAGCAGGGCACTTCATCTCAAAAAGCCATCCTGACTATACAGTAGAAGATACTATAACAAAAATGGATGGGATTGCTGGCCCTCACCTGTGCTCCAGTTTCGACAGTATAAACCCTAACGTATGCCCCAACTGCCCCAATAGAGGCAAGATACGCTCCCCAATAACGCTTGGAAGCTCAATAAAGGAAGCGTCCAAAGCTGATAATATTGTGCAAGTCCCCAGTGCCTTATTTGACTCCCAAACATATATAATCCCCGCTTACCCAAAACCATATTTCCGAGGCACCAATGGCGGGGTATATAAGCGAACAAGCATAGATGGAGAAACAGAAGACTTATTGATCTACCACAATGATATTTACGTAACTCAACGAATACATAATGAAGAGATTGGAGAATGCGCAGTACTACGACTACACCTCCCGAAAGATGGTATACGCGACTTCACTATTCCACTATCTGCAATCACATCTAAAGATGAATTCAGAAAGCAGATGTCCATGCAAGGTGTGGCCTTAACTAAAATGGATAACCTCATGTACTACATAACCACATGGATAAATGAACTTCAGCATCTCTCTTCTGCTACCGCCGCCCATATGCAATTTGGATGGGTGGGCGATGACTTCGAAGCATTCATACTGGGTAAAATGGACATTCGAAAAGATAGCGTTGAATTCAATCCAGCAACTCCACCTACCGCAGGGCTTATGTACGCCTTCGAACCTAAAGGAACCTTAGAGGGGTGGAAGGAAGCAATGGAGTTCTACAACAGGTCAGGCTTTGAATTGCACCAACTCGTAGTAGGCTCGGGATTCGGTGCTCCATTAATGGAGTTTCTACCAATCAGTGGAGCGATGATGCATCTACATAGTGACACTGGGTTTGGCAAAACGACTGCTTTATATGCGGGCATGAGTATATGGGGTTACCCAAAAGAGTTAGTTCTGCTAGAAGACGACACAACAAACGTAAAGATGCATAGAGGTGAAGTGTACCACAGCCTGCCACTGTACATAGACGAAGTAACCAATGAAAGCGGTAAGGTATTAAGCGGGCTTGCTTACCAAACAGTAGGAGGCATGCAACGGGGGCGCATGAAAGCTTCTGTTAATGAAGAACGTAAACGGGGTAGGCCGTGGAAGCTACTTTCCGTTACCACAGGGAATACAAGTTTTATTGACCGTGTTGCTATGTATAAAAGTACTCCTAAAGCAGAAGCGCAACGAGTTTTAGAACATAGAGTTAAGGAAGTAGTCTTTGATACAAAGGAAGAGACTGATAACTTTGCAGAGACTATTATGAAAAACTACGGGCATGCAGGGAAGATCTATATTCAGTATATTATGAACCATGTCCCTGAAATCAAGAAGCTACTCAAAAGCGTACAGAAACGTATAGACACCCTTGCGAAACTCAAGGCGAAAAATAGATTCTGGTCTGCATTTATGGCAGCTACAATGACGGGGTTAATAATTGCTAAGCGCCTTGGGCTTATCAACTACGATACTCAGAAATTATTTCAATTTGTGCTCGACATACTAAGTACCTCAAAGCAGTCGATCCAATCACTAGACTCCTCCATAGAAACCCACTTAAATGACTACATAAGCAAAAACTACAGCAACATACTGTCAATAAAGAGTACCGATGATGGGCGCATAAACTCGGTAATTCCTGAAGCCACGCCAAGAGGGGAGTTAGTGGCACGGTATGAAACAGACGTAAAGAAGTTATTTCTTCTGCCAAAACCACTGAAGATATGGTGCCTCGACCAACAATTAGACTACAGTAATATAATCAACCAACTCAAAACACTAGGGGGTAAATCAGTAAAAATCCGACTCGGTAAAGGGACAAACATGAAGCTCCCCCCAACAAATGTATGGGTGATCAATTTCAATGTACCTGTATTAGCTGAGGAACCCCCTAAAGATGCGCCGCCCGAAGAAGCCCCCGCTGACGTACGCGAAGATAAACATTGATGGGGTTGAGATGCTTGTCAATATTGGCAAGATGAAAGTAAACCACTCAGTATTTATCCCCTGCGTACGCACCCGAAGCGCTATTAGTAAGCTACACACTATAGCTAAAAAGTGGAGGAGAACTGTGAAATGCCTATTTGTCGTTGAGGGTGGGATACAAGGAGTACGTATGTGGCGAATTTTGTGATATTATATACAGTGAACGTCTTGGTACGTTCTCCTGTGAACCCCGGCTAGTCGCCTGATTGGTCGGGGTTCTTAATCATCGAAAGCCCCCCACGTAGCATCAGCTTGCTCACTAGCGTACCGCATCAGTGGGCTAAAATACACTCCCCCCTTCGTCTGAGAAGCTATTTTGTGTTGTCGCTTCATCGACTTGATAATAGTTGCAGATGAAATGAGTTCTCTCCCCACTCTGGACATATGCTTATTGTTAAACTCTATCATCTCAGTGAATATTTCCTGGACTTCAGTATAGTCCATAAAGCGATATGCCACGTACATACGCGTCAGTAGCCTAGAGCGTTTCTGCTCTATTGCAATGCTGATTTTCTTCTTAGAGCGGTTCTTCTCTTGCTGGAATGTATATTGCGTTGGGGAGAAGCCCAGCATCTGCCAGAATATATCGTTCGCGTCCAGCCCGTCTACAATAACGTTACCCTTGCGAGTGAGCGGAGCATCATCATGTATATACCGCACAGCTTTCATCAGATTACGTAGTGCTGTTGGGGACATAGTTTCCAGCGCACGTTCAACTTCACGTGGATTATTGGCATTTATAGCGTCGCGAAGTCCATCTGCAAACTGAAGTCCTGTGCTAACAAAAGGACCACCCCCAAGTCGAAATAGCTGCTCCCCGAGTGTCAAATTCTCTGTAAAAGGGTTCGTTTTATACAATAGCCCTGACAAGCCTACACGCTGTGCTACGTCTTCACCTGCAAGATTTAATGCTCCCTTGTATAGTGGTTCCCCCATATATAAACGCACTATAGTTTCAAAATCTTCCTCGTCGTCTTCGAGGAACATGAGATTAGCTAACGCAGCTACAATAGCGAAAAACGGAAGCCCCTGAACGCCAGATAACAATAGTGTAGACCCCAAGACCCCTAAAAATTGCCTAGTGGCTTCGTGTCGCAACACGTCCAGAACTTTTTTATCTACACCCCGGTCTTTCTCCCCAGCTGTATATTGATTAATTGCTGTCTTAGCTGTTCTGAGTAGATAATGGTACATAGTAGCGCCAAAAGGTTTGTACATAAGCGCAACTCTCAGTACCCCTTCACGCGCTGCGCTCGCTACTAAATTACGATTAGTCCCACCGTTATACTCCTCTGTTTTCTGCAACGCTTCTAATGCAATCTCTTCATACTCTGCTTTTGTGAGTTTCTTTTTAGTTACATACTCTACGCCATCACGAGTCTTTTTTACTGTACTCCTCTTATCCACCTCTAGCATGTAAGCAGACAACATAGTTATCTGGCGAGTGTACTTCTCTCCGTGGTGGAACATAAACGCAGACCACTTACTAATTTTACTACCCCACCCCTCTCGCTTACCCGCTTCACCCAAATCCATTGACTCAAAAGCCGCAGACTGCCCTAGCATCGCACGTTTAGCTGCAGCGTCTATCAAAACAAGTAAATTATAGTCCGTCAGAATATCAGTAACAGGCTCCCCTAAATCTCTGAGTTCTTCCTTCCCAATAAGAGTACTCTTTGTATAAACTTCTTTGCGCAACTCTTGCTGCCCTTTCTTATTCACTACTACGTAGTTCCCTATATTCAGAGCTGCTCTAGAAAATATTGTGCTCTCATCACCGTAATCAGCCGCTAATTTTATCTCAGTCCCCCACCCGCTATTAACAAACACCTTGTGCGCTTTATGTATCATCTTAGTAGCTTCTATGTGCCCGTACCTAGTAGCGAGAGCGGGATACACAATAAGAGCTAGCTGAGTTAAGTTAACCATCGCAGAAGATGGGTTAAACCCAATTGTCCAGAGGAAGGCTAGTCTAGTAGCTATTGTAGCCCATTGATCTTTCGGCGGGGATGCAGCGAATTGAGCCTCACTTATCATCTGCTCGATTAACTCTACATTTTTAGTGTCATCTCGCGCTAACGCCTCTTCCAACTCCTTTTTCTTAACGTCAGCTACCTTGTACAGCTGCTCTGCATACTTAAGCTGCTCTACTTGAAAACGCATAGAATGAGCACGTTCCTCAAACACCTCAAATAAATTTTCTTCGAACCCAAAAACGCCCTTCCGCTTCCGATTTTGTAGCCCCTTAGCAAAGGAAGCTTCTGGTAGGAGATCAATGAATATCTCCATGATATCTGCTTTTACCATAGCCCTTGCAGTTTTCGCAGTCTTGTTTTCCTTTGAGTCAGCAACAGTAGGCGCAGCATCATCCATCTTTTTAAATATGTCATGGATGAAAGAAGTACTAGGGGTGTCCTTATACACCACAGACTCACTAACGACGGACTTATGCACCGCACCTAGAATATCCAATGCCTCGTCTTCAGTAGTTGCTTCATTTTCTTTGTCTTTAAGCGTTTGCTCTATCTCAGTCGCTGAGTACCTCTTTTTAAGCTCAGGGCGTATGACCTCCTGTATGAACATCTCTCTAAGCGCTGGAGAATGAAGATGTTTCACTGCAAGCTCTCCATGGAAATCAAAAGTAACTCTGTAATCTCCTTTCCTTGTAAGGGGTAAGTAGCCATCTAGCTTATTCTTGAACAGCATCTCCATGACTTTATTTTTTACTTTCTTTGCCCCTTCTACCTCATCCCCCATTATAAAATCTATTCGCTTAAAAACTACGTCCTTCATATCGGTGTATATCTTTCCGTACACATCAATAATATGTTTTAGTACTATCTTAGCGTCCTTAGCGTCAGGGCCAACTTTAGCTAACTCCTTCGTTAACTCCCTATGTCTGTTTAGTTTCTCCCCTTTGTAGTTCGAAGCAGGTTTTGTTACATCGACTTCATCTAAAGTACCTTTATTACCAACCCCAATTAACGTTTCTATCTGCGCTGCGCTATGCCTCCTTAACCACTTATTATTTTTTACTACTGACGCCAATACACTATCATACCCATCCCTTATGTCTGCATTCATAAGGTGAATAATTTCTTCCCCCCTAGTAGGATCTTTAAGGTTCGCATCCTCTGCAAACTTGGCAGTATTACGTACCCCTGTAGTAGCGAAGAAACCTTTTTTAGCCAACTTACTCAATTTTCTATATGTCGTAGCCAGTCTTATTTTTTTTGTGAGTAGCCAACCTCCTTTGTCGAGTGCCTTGGTAAAATTTTTATATCCCTCGTGCCACACATCGTATAACTCTGCCTTAGACGCAGCGGCATACAACTCCCCCGCATTACGATGCTGCGGTGCGGGGGAGAGCATAGCGTTAGTGAGGGCGTCCACTCTATCTAGTACAGTGGGCTTTGTCTTAGGAGGTCTACCCACCAGTCTACGCATACCGTTCATAATAATACGAGAAAACCACTCCAGCGCATTACGCACCGGGCCTTCAGGTAGTGTTATAGATCCTAGTGCTTGTCGGAACTCTATATTGTTAACTGATTCAGCTACGAACTCGTCTACTGACTGCGATCCATAATATGTTCCCAAGTTATCCTTAACCGCCTCGTACAAAGCAATGAGTTGCTTAGTCTCTTTCAGCTTCTTATTAGCCAAATTATGAGAAGTGAACGCATGCATAATTTCGTGCCACAGCACGTGTGTATTAACTCCGAACTCAGCGTCAAGCTGTATTGTGTTTGTCTTAGGATCAAATAGTCCAGCTACATGCTTATCCTTCTCGTTAATAAGCTTATTAACCACTTCCAATTTTGTATCAGTAAGTATAGCAGTGAGCCTTTTAGCGAGAGTCCTTAAGTGCCCACTCATACTTGTATGGGCAATATTTGCTAGCACATTCTTCAAATCTCCATTATGCACGTACTGAGTAGTCAACGGATGTAGTGGGTGATCGAGCGCAGAAACTTCACTTAGTGCCAAATTAAGTTGCACATTATCCGAAATGTCCTCCACCGAAGTCTCACCTATTCCTACTTCCTTGTCACCAACTAAGATCTTTTCAAGTTCTGCGTCTTGATCCTCTGCGGGCGCAGTACCTTCTTGCTCCTCTGCGGGCGCAGTATCTTCTTGTGCTTCTTCCTCTGCTTTAGCTTTAGCTTCTTCCTCTGCTTTAGCTTTAGCTTCTTCCTCTGCCTCCTCCGCTTCTTGCTTAGCTTTAGCCTTAGCTTTTGCTTTGGCCTTAGTTTCTGCTTTTTGCCTACCTAGAGCGCTCCCTTCAATTGTGCCAACTGATGCTTTAGCAAGTTCTATTTTTGTCTTCAGTATTATCTGTGCAGAAGTAGATAAATTCTCCTTTACCCAGTTTCTAGCTTGCTTAAGCTGCTCCGGTTTGAATCCCTTAAAAAATTCTTTAATTTCAGCAGAATTCCCTCTATTAAGTTCCTCTGAAACATTAAATATAGAGTGGTAACCCAATAGAGATATGTTATCTATCAACCGAGGAAGTTTACTAAATACTATCTGAGCACTTGAAGCGTCTGTAGAAGTCTCTGATCTATACCCCTTCTTAGTTTTGTTAGTGAGCAGGGCATTTCTCTTAGCGTTTAACAGAGTAAGTATCTTTGCCTTATCGTCAAGCGATAGGTCAATATTCTTATTCTCGTTTGTAAATAACGACCCTTTGGTTCTTCGCAACATGTCCATAACTTTTTTAGCTACGCCACCAGCATGCTTCGTAGCCCACATTGCTTGCACAAACGCATCTATTTCGGCATTAGAAATTGGCCTCTTTTCGTCTGCTATTCGCGCCTTCACCTCTCTCACAAGCGTATCTGCCACCGTATCCCCAGTAACGCCTTCAACTGCAGCTACTAACTCATTGTTCGTGAGAGCAGCAAGTTTCTTAGTCGCTGCTTCTTGTTCTGCAGTAGTAGCTACTTGCGCGGCTGCAGTCTCAGTACGCTTTAACCCCTCTTTATGCTCTTCCCTTACAGATGCTTGTCCAGTAGCAATACGCCTGCCCTTCGCTGCAGCTTCATCAAATGCCTCTTTTACTAAAGCGCGTTGTTTTGGAGGGGCATAGAATTTCTTGCCTGTTTTACTATCGCGCCCCCGCATGCTCGTTCGATTACTGAACTTCCCAGGCTTCACTCGACCCAATACGTATAGGGTATATCCTACATCTTTAGCATTCGCCCGTTCTTCCTTGGTGAATTCCTCTTTCTTCTCAACAACTCTCTCTGCTTCAACTCTCTCTGCTTCAACTCTCTCTGCTTCAACTCTCTCTGCTTCAACTCTCTCTGCTTCAACTCTCTCTGCTTCAACTCTCTCTGCTTCAACTCTCTCTGCTTC